ATCATCTTGCCTTTGTGGTTGCTCTTGTACAGGTTCACCGCCTATTCTACCATCAGCATCCATCTGTTGCAAGCCCATTTTTGCTTCTGTACGTAAATCTTCAAAGAATTTTACCCCAAAGAAACGTACAACATCAGCAGGAACAACGTACTCCCCCTCAGATAGCTTGGCATCAATGTCATCCCTTACTTCTTCTGGTAACGATCCCGGCGGTACATCATTGCCTGATACAGGGTCTACTGTCTCAGCTTCGCCGCCTAGTGCAAAAGCCATTTGTGTTTGATCGTTCATTGATGTAAGCCCTCCTTGGGCGTATGTATTAGGTAAAGCTCTTGCTTGTTCTGTAGTGAATTGCTCGTCACGATTAAACGCAGCCCCCCCTGACGCACTATACTCAGTGTCTTTAGGTTTTATCAAAGCTCTCTCATCATCGTCAAAATCCATTCTATATTCTACATTAAACGCCTCAACTTCTCCTGATTTTTGCCTATAAATAGTTCTTTTATCTGCTGAGATTTGTGTAGGTGTAGCGTTAGGGTTTATGTAATCAGGTAATAAAGGCTGTTCTAAACCTAAGAGTTGTGTGCCTATGTTCTGAGAGTTAAACATTAGAGAGCCATCAAACAGAATAGGAAGGTCTTTAAATATATCACGGTAGTCTTGTGTTATACGATAACTTCTTGGCCCCATTGCGCCTCGGTCTGCAGCTTCCATAAGAGTTGAAAACCTACGCATAACTGTTGATGTATTACTTATTGATCTATCAATCGCAAACTGTAAAAGCCTTTTGTACTCAGGAGAATTAGGTCCACGGTCTCTCCGAGCGTCACGTGCCATTTTTGCTGCGTTAATAGAGTCACGAAGGTTAGCTTTTACATCTTCTATAAAAGGACGCTTTCCATAGTTTAAATTATTATCTTCAGAAAACTTTATAACATTTCTAAAAAGATCTAAAGATTTTGGAATGTGTTCAAAATCATACTTAGCTATATCTTGATCATACTTAGCCCAAGCAGCTTTAGCCTCTGGTGCATTAGCCCTTGAGTCATATATTAGTCTTACTTCATCAGAGAGTGAGCTAGTCCCTGAATCAAAATCTTCTTTTTGTTGAATTTTATGCATAACTTCGTGTAGAAGAGTACGTTTAAGCTCTTGAGGATTATTAAGCTGGTCTTGGGCTACAGCTAAATATCCTTCACCTCTATGGAAATACCCTGAAGTAGTTGTACCTGTTAAATCTGTATCTACAAATACAGGCATTGTTTTTAAGTCAGGGTAGTTTTCATATAATTTAGGATGATCTAATACGTCACCTAACTCAGAATAATTAACATTTGCCAAAGGTGCATTAATAGCTGAAAGTATATCAGCCTGACTAAGCATAGTAAATTTAGATGTATTTACTTGAGCATCTTTATCACTAAGCTCCCAGCGATACTTACCGTCTTTACCCTCACTCCATCCTGCATCTAGTATAGCTTGTTTAGTTTTAGGTAAGTCAGCACCGTTTTGTACCATACCAATAAGCATACCTAAATCTTGATCTTCAGGATTACCAAAGTCTGTAGGAACAAGCTCTCCTAATTCATTAAGTGTCCCTGTGTCTTGACCTATCATGTCTGCTTGAAAAGCATCCTTTATGTCACCTTCAGGCAGATTTTTAGCGTACCTACCCATAAACATACCCAAGGCATTCTCAGGTAGCTTTTGTGTAGCACCTATTATACCTGTACCTACAGAGATATCAAATACATCGCCCATCTGAGTTTCAGTGGGGCTTTGCTCTCCTGTCAACAGCCTCTTAGGAGTGCTTACTACATCTACTGCACCCTCAAGAGCCGCTTTACCTGCCCCTACAACCTCGTCTTTTGTAGGTAGTCTAGGGTTCTCTAGGAAAGCATCTGCTGCGTCTGTAACCTTTGTACGAGTAGTGCGTTGATCAGGGTTGCGAGATACTGTATATGTATTACCTAGAGCAGTTTGACGTACAAGATTACCTGCATCGTCTTGTCCTACTATACGGTCAGACTCATCTGAATCCATAGGACGCTCAAAGAAAGGCACAGTAGGTTCAACAAAAGCTTCCTTAGTCTGCTTATCCTCATCTTGCCTAGCTTGCATGTCATAGTAGTCATCTGCTGGCATTACACTGTGATGACTTCTTTTGTATGGGCTAGTTACAACACCGCCTTCGTTAAATTTTTTGGGCCTAAGTTGTGGCCTAAGACTTACTAAAGGTACAGGATTGCCTTTTTTATTTAGTTCAGTAAAAGGTTTAAAAATAGGGTCTATATCTGCTAATTCATTAACAAAATCTTGTGTAATATTATTTTTAGTTACCCTAACAATACCTCGTATATTCTTTTTTACATATACATCTTTACTACCCGCACCTTTTAAAGATACAGATTGACGCGCCCCATGATTGCCTCCTACAATATCTACAGAATCTCCTATCCCTTGCTTTCCGTATCTATCTCCTGCATAAAAAGTTACATGAGTACCATCATCACTATTATTAGGTTTTAAATCCCATATTATAATATCACCTTCTTTAGCATCTTCAAGACTGTCTACAGGTGTACCGTACTTTAAATACGCATTAGCCCTTATTTTATTATAACTTTCTTCTGACTTATTTGCTCCATATTTAAGTTGATCAAATCCTGCTATTCCTAAGATATGATTTACAAACGCAGCACACCACGATGCTGTGTTTATATCAAAACCTTCTCCATAAGGACCGGGGCCAAGAGCTTCTTTTAAAAATCCAATAACAGCATCTTTGTCTTTTATTTTATTAAAATTACTTAAAAGAGATTTTTCATTAGTTACACCTTGTGCTTCATTCCTTAACAAAAATCCTGCATCAACTATTGTATCAATTAAACTTGTATCGTATGTATTTAATTTTGGTTCTGTTAAAAAGGAAGAACGATCAGCAACATAACGTTTCATCCCATATTTATCAAGCTCATTAGCCTTACCAAACTCAGGATTATAGTCTTTGTATTGTTTTTCAAGGTCTTGTGCAGAAAACTTTATTTCTGGTTTATTAAATAATGGAGTTATTTTTTCTTCAAGTAACTTAGGTAGCTTAACTTTGTTTTCATCATTCTGAAACGCTTCCATAGTATCAGCTTGACGAGTTATCTCAGCTTGCTGACGCATACGACTTGAATCATCATAAGGCTTACCTGTAGTAGGGTCTATAATACTAGGGTCTCCACCTGTAGGATAACCCATCATATCTTCCATTTGACTTTCAAGTCTAGCCATTAGCGTTTACCTTTAATCTAAGCTGCTTAAGCGCAGTCAAAGCGTGTACTGCACCCTGCATTCTATTCATAACTATAGGGTCATCCGTTTGTGAGAACGTCTTGTAACTACTCTGAATGCGCTCTTCTAGTTCAGCCTCAAAAGCATCCCATAAAGGTTTATCGTTTACGAGTTTCTTTAGTTGGCTCATTTCTTAGGTCTCTCTACTAAGCTATCTTTTTTGTCTTTAGAAGAGTTAACCATTGCAGTACCTCCAATAAGACCCGAACCAACGCTTGCCATAATATTACCAGAGTCTCTTTTAGAAGGATCAAACTTTGCAAAAACACTTCTTATTTGATTAGAAGCAAAAGGTACGTAGTCTGTTCTTAATTCCCCTGTATCTGTTCTGCTTCTTTCAATCTCAATGGCATCATATCCTTGTTTTTTTAAATGTTCTATAAAACCCGTTGCAGATGGGCTATTAGTTGTATCGCCCCACTCTGCCATAGCTTCTTCAAATTCAAAGTAATTATCATACTTCTTTGGGTTTTTTATTTTTAATAATACAGGATAAACTGCACCTCTACCGTAGCGTTCTGCAAAAAAGTTGGCAATGTCAGGCTTGCCTTTAATGTCGTAGCCTCCAAACCAAGTGCCTATTTCATTAGGATCAAGTGTGTCATTTTTTTGAGTATAATCTAAAAACTTATTAACTCCAAGATTTTCGTCACTAACACGCTCTGATCCCGGCTCAAAATCAACGGCAAATTCACGTAATTTACCATCCCTACCTTTCATCATAATTAAACCAGTGCTTTCTGCTGTATCACCTTGCCCATGTGCGGCCTCTATCGTAAACTCATCACGAAAAGACTGAGATTCTTTTTTAGTAGGTGCCTTACCACGTAAGCTTCTTATAAACTTTTTAATAGTACTTTCATCTGCATCAATGTCTAACTTACCTAATCTCTCAAGTAACTCAGGCTTACTAATAGATACCTCAGTTAAACCTGCAGGTAATTGTTCAGTAGCCATTATAGGAGACTCTAAAAGAGGTTTATTTGGCCTACCTGTAAAACTATCAACACCTCTACTACGGGACGCTAAGTCTCCTGCATCAGACTTTTTTATTTTAAATACGTGTACTTTTCCTTTTGAGTCATACTTAGGATATTTTTCTTTAATTGCTCTTTCTTGTTCTTCACTTAAATTTATAAGTTTTTCTGAAAACTCTTGTCGTTTTTTATCAAATTCTTTATATAATTTTTTTATTTCACGGCTTACAGGAGCTATTTCTGGCTCTTTTAAATCAAACATTATAGCGTTTTCAAACTCATCTTCTTTGTTAAGTTTTGCAGCTTTAGCTTTATATTCGTTAGTTAACTTTTCATACCCTTCTAAAAACCTTGTATGACTAGATTTTGTAATATTTAATTCTTCTTTAGTATATTCTGATCCTCTTATGCCAAGCCTAGTACCGTATTTTTCAGCATAGCCTTGACTTCCTTTAATAGCTCTTATACCCTCATCTAAATTAGTAGGATCAAGGAGATACCCATAAGTACCCCTACCTAAAGGATTTATACCAGAAGACCCAGTACCTTTTTCTCCTAAGCCTTTTATTTTCTTAGAATCTAAAGAAGGTAAATCGTCAAAGTCAGTACCTCCATGTACTACATAAAAGTAATCCTCATCTATGTCACCTGAGTCATACCCATAACGTGCGCCCTGATATTGTACATTATCTATTTTAGGCTCTTTAGAGGTTTTACCCAAAGCCTCTACAGTCTCATCATACATCTTGTTAAGCTCTGGGTCTTTACCCTTGATAGCTCTAGCAAGCTGCTTACCTAGTAAAACTCCTATGCTCATTATTGTGGCCTTCCAGTAAAGCCTTGTTCTCCCGGCGCAGGTGCAGAGCCTACTCCAATGTTACCGCCTCCTCCACCTGATGCGTCCTGTGGCCCCGTAGGAGCCTGTCCTGTGGGTGCTGCGCCTTCAGGTGGGGTAGTACTTGGTTGGGGAACCCCGCCCTCTGGTGGCTGTGGTAGAGGCTGCTGGAACTGCTTCAGTATCTCCGCTTGGATAGCGGCGTCTTGCAAGCTGTTTGTGAGCTTCTCAGGGTCTAAATCCATGCTAACTGCAATCTCACGAATAAGATAATCCATCTTAGCAAAAGGTGCCAGTACAGGATTTTGTGCTACTTGCAAGAACTGCATCAAACGTTGGCTACGCACTTCGTTAGCCATCAAGCTCTCAGTACCCTGTGCGCGTACCTCTAAGTCACCCTTAATCTCAGGATCAAAGTCAAACTGCATGTTAAAGTTAAAGAACGCTTTACCTAAAGGCTTAAGCATATAGTCATCTACGTTCTTAATTACATTACGTATAGAACCATTAGCAGCAGACATGAGCATACTAATGCCAGAAGCTGTACGTCCGACACCTGAAACTCCTGTCTGACCATGAGCAAAGCTAGGGAAGCCTGTACTCTCGTCTGCTAATACACGTGCCTTATCAAACATCTGCATATTCTCGCCTGACACGTTAGGGAACTTAGTGCCAAAAATAGCTTGTCCGGGCGCACCCCCTTGTCTTCTAAAGACTTTTCCGGGGTACACGCTTAAATCTTGGCCGGGAACTAAGTTAGTTTCATCTACTTCTATAAGCATATTACCACTTAAGGCTGCATTATCTACAGCCATACGCATAAACCCATTCATAAGAGTCTGTGTGTCATCCATATTCTCAGCTATACCTACACCAAAAAAGCTATAGGGGTTAAGTTCATAAGGTACAGCGTAGTAAGGAATAAGTGCAGGTTTAAATGGATTCATAACAAGGCGCAAAACTTGGTTGTTACATACCCAAATGTTTACGTTTACTTGCTCTATATCTTTTAAATCTTTAGGAATATCTACATCGTACTCCTCTAAGACTTCTCTATCAACAAAACCCCAAAACTCATGTACTTCATAACGCTCTGCTTTACCGCTTTGAGCGTCATCCTCCATAGCTTGCTCCCACCATTTCTTCTCATAGGACTCACCCATAGCAAGAGACTTATCAATGGCGTTATCACGAAAGAAAGGTCTACCTTTTAAAGCACGAACCTGTGAGCGTGACATCTTGTGTCTCTCAACAATATACTCAGCTTCATCCATGTTAGCGGCATCAGGATCAGGGTAGAAGTTCCAAATAGAAACGTGGCTAGTAGATGGTACAGTCTTAATTGTAGGCTTATATTCTCCATCATCTTCCCAATTAGGATACTCTTTATTTACAGCAAACGGACCCTTCATAATGCCTGTGCCAAACAAAGAAGTCTCAAAAGCAGCCAAACGTAGCTGCTTGTTAGCACCTGACTCTTCTAGCTGATCATGTACTTTCTTTTGCATCTTCTTAGCTGCAACAAGTGCAGGATTAAAAGTAATACTTGTAGGTAGCGTACCTTGTCCTTCAATCAACTTATCTTCTACAGGCTCTAATTTTTGAGCCATACCACCTAGACGTTCTTTTAAAGATTCTATAGTTTCGCCGGGTTGTAATCTTGATTCTTCAGAGCTAAACATAGGCGGGGTAAATGCCTCTTTTAGTTCTTCCATACCTTGCTCTGCTTTAGGGGAAGCATCAAAGTGTACGGACTCAGCTACACCCTCTGGGAGCGTAGTAGGGTCTATAGCTAACGGAAACTTATGGCTACCAAATAGTACGTCAACAATCTGACCGTATGCTGCCAGTGTTTTAGTCTTAGTTACCTTAACAAATACGCGAGACTTTTCTGTTTCAGTAAATTGTACTTCATTGTTGTACATGCCACGATAATTACGGTAAGCATCCATCCAACGTCGTTCGTCTGTATAACGTGCATCTTCTGCCCGTTTGTAACGATCCATTACCAAGTTAATAATGTGACCCGTCTTAGGATCATGCATACTCTCAGAGGTAACGTCCTCAATGTGAGAGGACTCGCCTGACTCTAAGTTAGTTTCAAAGTCTGTTGTGAAATCATCTGGGTCCATATTTAATATCCGAATACTGGATCAGCAGCTTGAAAACCGCTTCTCTGTGTTGAAGGGTTGAAATCCCACAAGGAACTTCTAGGTCTTGTCATGATACCATACCTTAAAGCATCGTACAAGTGATCTTCTGCGTTAGTGTCTACGTCTTCAGGGTTACGCTTATCTAAAGGAATACTAGGTATCTGTGCAATACAGTTGGTGCAGGTAGAAAAGAATACGAGTTGGGGTTCCTCAGTAAACTCATCTACCTGCAAACGACGGTGTATCTCATTTTTTCCTGACACCCTAGACCCTTTTGAACGATCAGAAGGTCTCCAGCGACAGCCCTTCATAATCATTTGTTCTGCTAGGCTAGGGCCAGTGTCACCTCTTTTATGCCAAAGGGACGAGTCCAACACGCCGTATCTTATGGTGCCATCGTCTGCCTCTGCCTCTAATATCATATCCGCTAAGTCAGTAGCAGTAACTTTAGTAACATACATTTCCCTATAAACTACAAGCTGCTCAGAGGGTGATACGGCAAACCACACAACGCCTGTCCAACTGCCGTACCCATAATCGCAAGCTCTGAACTTCGCCCAGCTATTAGGAATATCGTAAGGGTCAACAACGTGAACTTTTCTATTAAACTCAGGGAACGCTGCGCCCTCATTAACATCCCAATTCCCTTCTAGTAATTGCTTACGTTGATGCTCTGGCATAGACAACAACATAGTTTCATAATCGCCGCTGTCAGCTAAATACGGATTGTCAAATAAACTTGCAGGTATAAACCTACGTTTAAATAAAGGTTGGCCTTCTTTAGTGTGACCTCTAGGGTACTCTAAGCGGTCTCCTGTCTCAATATCTGTAGCCCAAAAAGGTTTATTAGGCTTAGATGGGTCAATAAACATCTTCTTAACCCATTGATGCCCAACAGAACCGGGGTTTGTTGTAGCCCTCATGTACAAGCCTAACTCAGGTGAAGCACTACGTAAACGTGACCTCATATAATTCCACGCAAAAGGTGTAGCCCACTGAGTTAACTCATCAAATGCAATATAGTTAAACGCCTGTCCTTGATAGCGCATAACGTCTTGGTCTTTATCTAGGTAACTCATCCAAATGCGCCCACCTCTAGGTGTAACCCATTGAGACTTACGCTCTGACCACTTAATCCCCGGAATTGCTTTAGGGTACAACTCTTGACTTTTCTGTATAAGCTCTCTCAGTTCCTCTGTAGTGTGACGTACAAGCAAGCCACTGAAAGCGTGGTGATTTAGGTTGCGTAAGGGGTCAGCTAGTGTAGCGTAGCTTTTACCGCCACCTGCTGCACCCCCGTACAACACCTCACGCTCACCTGAAGCTAGAA